TTTCGCAAAGCGAGTTTCTGTTTGTTACGATGATCCGGACTGGAAAGCATATATAAACAATCTTGGCACATACTTGTATCGAATCAAGATGGCTCTCAGAGAAAAGGGCGTGAAGAATCCCATTATAAAGATTCTTGAATACGCCAGCTTTAATGGAACTATTAGTGGAGGCCCTTTCACAACTCTGTTCAACACCGAGCAAAATGAGATTATAGTCCGAATAATGGAAGCTCTATTATACGGCGTAGAGAGAACCTACAGGATAAAGTATGCTTGTATAGGGGATGATGGAAGTGGACCATTCAAAAAACACGAACTAGAAATTATGGAGAAGATAGCTAGATTTTTGGGGATGGAACCAAAGGTTGATGACGGACTATTAGTAGAGTACAACTCACAATATTTATGTCTCGACATGAATGATCGACCGATGTTAGTTCCCAAAGCTGCGAGATTCTTGAAGAGATTTACAGTGAAACCAAGTAAGAGGCTGATTTTTGGTGACTCTGATAGTGGAACATTTTCGGCTGAAGAAGTTTTTATGTTGCAAGCAACCAATTATGCTGAGAGTCCTATGGCATTCCGTATACCTATCGTCAGATCTATTGTGTCTAGAAGTCTGAATCTGTTTGGCTCCGTTAAACTTGAGACGAAGGATTATCAGAGGCTGTCAGGTAGAGAGTGGTCACTAAATGAGATTTCCAGAGAATTGAGGTCTATGAATTCTGACTATTTAGATAGATATTGTGAAAAGGAATTTTCATTGGATGTTCGATCCGTCTTAGAGTATGAGAAAAAATATAATGTTGATAGAGCTAGTGATTTGTTTAGTGGTTTAGTTGCAGTTCATAAACCAGTTTCGGCTATCGGCGATGAAAAATTAAAACTGGAATATGACGCTACCTTGATGGAACAAACGCTCATCAGTGACTGGAGATCAGTTTATCAATTAGGTATGTGCGACTTTGCTACAACGAAAGAACAAGTCATTAGAGTTCGAACACTAATTGAGTAGCCTAGTAGTTTCCACAACCATTCTCTACTACCTTTTCTTTCTCCTAACCTTTCTCAGACAACCACCTATTGAGTGCGGTGGGGCACTTTAAACTTCCACTGGTTTGTAAACCGTCCAATTGCAAAAGCTTCAGGCCTGATTGATTCTATCAATCCTTTGCCTAAAGGATAGGTCATCATGGTGGATCCATGCGATGTGTGTTGGGCAAACACATCGGGCAAGCCTCACAAACATGGCGCAGTTTGTGGTCCTTTGTAATACAGCAAAAGCGAGTTGTATAGCCAGTCGTTGAACCTAGTGATTCCTAGGGCTCCACTAAAT